AGAGAATACTGTATCAAACTTTCTAAATATTTCTTTTTCATAACCATTTTCATTTACTTGACCTTTGTGCATTTGAAAACCTTTTATTTCTAAATGCCCCATAGCAATCCTTGCTTTTGTTTCATCAATCATTCCCATAGAGTAAATATAATTTTGTGGATTAATCCATGGCAAAAATAAAATATCTAATCCACCAATATTAACATCGGTAGGTTCAGAGTACATATGAAATTTTGAAGTGTTTTGTCCAATCAGTTCGTGTAATGAATTTACATCATTTGTATTTTTATAATAGATGTCATGATTACCAACTAAACAATGAAAATCAATTTTCAAATGTTTTAAAGGTAATATAAATCTTTCTCTAAAATCTTTTGCAGTTTTAAATGAAACATACTTACGCCTATCCATAAGGTCACCCAAATGTAAAACCGTTGTAATATTATTCTGTTGTAGATAAGGAAAAAATACACCTTCGTAAAACTGATAGAAATAATCATTAAAATTTTCATTATCATTTCTAGCGCCAAAGTGTGTATCAGTTATAATCGCTACTTTCATTCTTTATCTTTCATAAAATTTTCTAAACCTTGAGGATAATCTTCTTTATGTTTTTCTTTTGTTTTATATACAGGTGTATCTGGTAACATTACCATAGGGTCAAATCCTTGTATGTTGTAAGAGTTTGTATCACCAGGAAGTGTTTCATACGTTCTATATTCTTCCTTTTCAATTATTCTATGTTTGATATGAGTTTGTTTTTTTTCTTTTTGTATTCGTCTAATAAATGCATAATAAATTATTTGTGTGAAATATGCAAAAGGATTATTTGATTTCTCTGGGTTAAAGTTATACAAATATTGTAAACAGTTTTCAATACCATCTGATACCATTTCATCTTTGTAAGTATAATTTACAAAGTTTGGTTTATACGATAATCCATTTGCTATCTTTAAAAAACACTCACCGATATAATGTGAAACGGGTGGTCTTTCATCACCTGTTTCCTCAGCTTCTTTACAAAGCTCTTTGAATTTTTTCATTTCTTCAAACAACTTTTTATTATCTACATAGTGTTCTTTTCGTGATTTCGTTCTTGCCATTTCTATTTGTATCACCTTTATGATGTATTTGTCAAGGGTTAATTGTATATTCTTTTTTTAATTTTTTTTAGTTCTTCAATCTCTTCCATTTCGTAGTCATCATAATCATAATCATCATGTCTAGTTTCGATTCGTTTTGGTTTTTCTCTTTGTTTAATTTTCCATTCTCTCTCTGCTAATTTGTCTCTGTTTTTTGTAAAATTATCTAATTGTTTTTTGTAAAATGTTTTTAATCCAATAGATGCTGGAGCAATTGTAACGATGGCTGCTTTCGCAACTCTAACGCTAGTATCCTCTGAATATGGATGTAACCAAGAAGATAGTGACAAAGTGTCTATTACACCTTCTTCGGTAACCATAGGTCTAGTATCCATTTTAAAAGGATTAACAAGAGTTGTAAAATCTCCCTTTGATTTAGACGCAATAGTGGCAACTATATCATCGCCGTTAGTTAGTTTTATATAATACATATAATACCCTTTTTAATGGAAGAATAAGACACGCTAGGTGGGTGTAAATGATTTATCATAGGTTGACTTTATCTATTCTGTAATCAAACTCTTCTTCGTTGTAAATATTTATTCGTTCTTCAAAGTGTCTTAACGTAAAGTTTTTTTTATTTTTGTATGATAGGTCATCTGATATATCATATAACGTTACATCATTTTTAGTTTCACTCTTTCGTAATCCTCTACCAATAGACTGTAATACTCTAATTCTTGATTTACTTGGTGATGCGAATATTACATTATTGATATTCTTAATATTGATACCTGTAGAAAATGTTCCATAAGAAGCAATGATTAAACTCTTATCTGATTTTTCTGTTAGTCTTCTTATTTGTTCTCTTTCCTGTGCGTCAACACCACCGTGTACAAAATGTAAATCTCTATCTAATTTTATACACATGTTATATAATACCAGACCATGTTTCTCAACCATCTGATAAAGTAATAATGTATTACCTTTTAGATTGTCGCATAGATTAAATAAAAATTTGTTTCGTCTTTTGTTTGAAATTAGATATTGTATTTCTTCAGCATAGTTGCTATCTTTAATAGACTTTGATTCCTCTTCTTTGTGTTTTAAAAGTAAACAAACAACATTTAGTTTAGCAAGTGTATTCTTATCCATTAACTCTTTTGTTGTAATTACTTTTTCTGCTTTACTGAATAATCCCTCTAATACTAATCTATGTGTTTGTGTTCCGTCAAGTGTTCCTGTAAATCCAAAACGATATGGACAATCTGTAAGTTTTTCCATAATATTTGTTAGTGACTTTGCTTTAAATAAATGTGCTTCATCCCCAAACACTACACCATAGTCTTTAAAAAATTTCTTTGGAAGTTTATATAAGGATTGCCATGTAGATATTACAACAGGTTTATGTGTCTCTCTATCATGACCAGAATAAATTCTATGTATTTGTTTCATACTCCAACCATAGTCAACAAAATCAGTTGCCATTTGTTCTACTAATGAAGTTGTTGGAACAATAATTAAAATCTTTTTATCCATAAGTCTATAAAATCTAGTAAGCACATAAATCATATAAGACTTACCAGACGCAGTTGGCGACACAAACAATCCACGCTGTTTTGCCAATGCACTCATAATACATTGTAATTGATAATCTCTATATTCAAATGGAATTTTTAATGAGTTAATAAATCCAATAACATTTTCCTCTGTAACTTTAGTATCAGTTTTTACGTTATCGTCAAGAGTATATGTGATTTGATTATTATTTAAAAATTCTTCTATGTATGGAAGTAACCCTACATAAATTGTATTGTTTCGTAATGAGAATAATCTTATCTTGCCATCCCACATCCTATTTCTAACCGTTGGCATAAACTTTGCACCAGGCACTTCAAATGTAAAATAAGTTGATAACTCTTTTAATACCGATGGTTCTGAATAAATGTATAAATGAACATCATCTATTTTTTTAATCCAAGTAGTCATAGTATTATACTTTCTGCAATACAACTAAGTTATTTTGAATTGTCACATACTCTGCTTGTTTGAATTTATTAACCCAATCATCTACAAACTTTGTAACATCCTTACTTAAATTGTAATCATGAAAAATACAATAACCATCGTCTTCAAGATTTTCCCAAAAATTCATTGTGTCTTTTCTTACTGCGTTTCCGTAATGATCTCCGTCAATTAAAAGACAACCAAATTTTTCTTTAGTTTGATATGTTTTTGAATCTTGTTGAATTATACTTAATCTATTTTTATATGTAATAGGTAAATACTGCATAGTATCTTTCAGTTTAAATTTTAAATCTATTGAAACAACTTTTCTAAAAGTATGAGCAGTTGCATCTAGTAAAATTACAGTAGAACCACCTTGCCCTATCTCTAAGATATTGCCATAAGTTTTTTCTGTAATGAAGTTATCAAGGAATGAGTATTCCTCGTTTCGCATTTGTTTAATAGGTTGAAACCAAATATCTTCTAACTTTAACATTGATTATACCATTCTTTTAATTGAGGAACATGATCAAGTAAATTAAATCCTCTATGTTTATTTAATATGTCAAAATTTATTCTGTGATTATAATTTTTGTCTTTTGGAATTGTATATTTTTTAGGTGTAAAATTTTTTAATGTTTTTTGATGTTTTAATATTTGTTTGTTATATACTTCTTCTCTTAAAACATTAGGCGCACCATCTTCTATACTATTAACCCAATTATCAAATACAACATTATGAATATATTTTTTATCAGAAAAATAATCTTGTATATCTAATAAGTTAAAAAAGTTATATAAACTAATTGTTGTTCCTATTTGAATTGTGTTGCCTGTTTCATTATAATATTGTTCCATTGTTTTGACAGTCTTATCAAAATTTCCGTCTCTTATCCAATCATATATTTTATGAGTACCATCAATACTAGCAAATAATTTTGTATTAGGAAGTTGTTTAACTATTGACATTGCTTCTGGTGTGATACGTTGCATGTTTGTAACAATATGTACCATGCATTTGGGATTTACTTCAACTAGTTTTTTTAAAATTCTAAAATTTTTTATATCTGCAAATGGTTCACCACCTTTTAATTCAATATAATTTAATCCGTATAAAATTTTTTCTATTTTATCAACAGCATCATTACCTACTTTTTGTAAAGGAAAAACTTTTCTACCTAATTTTTTATCTAAGTCTTGCCATTTGTTACTGTAAAAACTACCACACATAGCACACGTTTGATTACATATATTTGATAAAGTAAATTCTAAATGACGAACAGGAACATTCATTCCTACGCTTCTTGCTTGTTTATCTAAGTTGTCATTTGGAAAAACAAAATATTTTTCTATTCTTGTTTTAAATGTTTCAATTCCATTATTAGTTTTTTTTAAACATTGTACACATGCATTTTTTTTATTTTTGTTATAGTAATCCATAACACTAGAATTAAAAAAATCTTCTAGGTCATCAACTTCGTCAATATGTTTTATGTGATAAACAGGAGCTTCACAACATAGATTAATGTAACCTTGTGAAGATATGTTAAGCGAAACACTGGGTACTTTACAAATCATTTGTATTACCCCATTAATCCAGCTTCAAATTTCATTGCCTCTAAACTGTTTTTAATATCCCAACCTCTAGAATTGATTGCCTTTAAAACACCATCGATATACTTAACAGTTTCCTCTAAGTAAACTATTTTATTTTCTGAGTCAATGATTTCTTGATCTGATTCTATGTAAACTGATAAATCTGTTTTGAGTACTTTTAAGTCAAATGGTTTTGTTGCATATATTTTGGCATCTGCTTTTCCACCATAGTATTCCCACTTTTCTCTGTATAATCTTTTGTACTCACCCTTTGCCTTTGCAAGTAAAAAAGCAAAGTTAGTTTTATAGTCTAAAAATTTTGCGTATAGTTCTTGTCCTCGTAAACTTTCTGTATCAAGATGATCTTTGTTTACGGGTAATTCTTTTGCTACTATTTTTTTTAATTCGTCTAATGTCATAATATAAATTTATACACTAATTCGTGTGTAATGTCAAGGGTTTATTTGCCCGAAACCCATTTCCATTCTTCCTCTGTATAAGGTATCATTGTCTCTCCGTTGTTGTGAATTAATTACAGTTGTGTAATTGTATAATATTTATATGAAAAATCTGCTGACGCTTTTAAATACTGAACATCTGTTTGTTCTTGAGAAAATTCTAATGATGATAATGATACAGGATATAAATCTTCAAATTTAACCTCTGCAATAGGATTGTTTTTATTTGTAAGTAAAGTTAGTGTTGCATCTGAAAACATTGCGTTTGCAGGTGTTGCCTTACCTGGTACTGAATCATTTTGTATACCTAATCTATCTTGTGGTGTTATTGATTGATTTGCTTTGAAATTAGTAAACTGATCTCTTGATTGTGGAAACCCAATTGCATTTAACCATTTCTGTATTTCAATGTAGTTTGAAAACTCTTCGTTTACAAGAAATCCAATAGATAAATTTTCAAATGTTAATTCATCACCCATAACAGGAATTTGTTTTAAGGGTGTAGGAATAACTGCTTCACCAAGATTAACCCCTGGCAAATTACAATTAGTAATAAAGAATTGTACTTCTGGTAGTTGATTGATCTTTAATACAAACTGCGTTGGTGATGCGTAATCAATACTTTCTGGTTGTCTTCTAATAGTCATATTACTATTTATCTTCCTTGTCTAGATCATTCCACTCTTTACTAATGGATTGTTGTTTTAATTGTTTTTCGTTTTCTGTAAGGATTTTTTCTTTTTGTATAACTTCGTCAATTCTTTCTTCTACTTTATCAAGAGGATTAGGGTCTTTTAAAAAAGGCCATGAGTTTGATATTCCTAAAATTACGATAGATAGTATTCCACCTGATAGTAATATTCCTAGAAGTTCTTTGTATGGTGATTTCATGATATTATTTATTATAAAAAAAAGGGCGCCGAAGCGCCCTTTCTTAATATTTGTATCAACAAGTATTACATTAAGTTTGTAACTTTAACTCTTCTGTAGTATTTGTTTGTGTTAGCTGAGATAGAGATTGCTCCATTTGCTCCAGCCGCAACTGTTCCTGTGTGGAATGGGTTTGCAGCGATACCGTATCTAGTTTTGAAACCGATTTTCGGTTGGAATGAGTTTTCTCCAACTGCTCTAACCATTTGTAGAGGTACATATGGGCAGTAGAACATACCAGCATCGTATGGTGAAGTTCCTTTGTATCCTACCACATAGTATTGTGACGCTGCAACGTTAGCTGCATATGGGTCAACATATACTTTGTATCTACCGTTAAGTACACCAGCGAAAGTTGTGCTTGTGTCATCAACGTTTAGGTTGTTGTTAAGAGCAGGTGTGTAATCTAATACACCAGCCATTTGAAGTGCAGAGGCAACATCAGCTGAAGTGATAATCATGTTACCTTTTCCTCTTCTGATTTGTTGTCCGATAGCATTTGCGTCTCTTTCGATTGCGAACAATAGTCCTTTGAATTTCTCAACAGACCATCTTCCGTTTGAGTCTGTGTCTAAATCAAAGATACCTGCAGTAGTTGTGTTTACAGCCGCGCCTTTTACAGCAGAGTTGTAAATATTTCTTACTACTTCTCTGTTGATCTCTGTTAAGATTTCAGCAGATAGAATGTTTGCAAGTTCAGTTTCAGCGTCTAAACCATGGATTGCTTTCAAGTCTTGAGCAAGTTCCATTGTGTATTCAGCTTTTAACGCTCTTGATACAGCAGTTACAGTGTGCTTCTCGATTGAGAATGCCATTTCTGCAAATTCGTCTGTACCATCACCTAGAGTTTCCGCCTCAGTAGTAGTCATACCTGTTACAGTTGAGTACGTACCAGCAGAAGGTGAGTCGTTAAGAACAGCAGGGTTAGTACCAGATTGGTCACCACCACCTGTGTTTCCAGCTGCGTCTTGGTTAGATAAGAATGGAATCTGTTCGTCAACTAATGCTTCTGCACCGTCGCCAGATGCTGCTCTTGCTCTCATTGCAAAAATCAGACCTGTTGGGCCAGTCATTGGTTGTACGCCACAGATGTCGTATGCGATTAAGTTCGGCATACTTCTTCTTACTAGTGAAATTAGGATTGGGTCCCAATTGTCAACGTTAGCGCCAGTTGCGTTAGTAGGTGCAGCTTCACCTAAAAATGCTCTGTCTTCTCTCATTGCTTTTTCTTGGTTTTCCAAGATCAAAGTAGTAACAGCTCGTCTGTAAGAATCCTCGATTTTAGGTAAATCTGAGTGTTCTAGGACTGGCTGCCACTTTTCTTGTAGATGTTGTGTTTGAAACATTTTGGTTTCTCCTTTATCTATATTTATTAATTGCCGTTAATTACAGCAGTTTTACCAATTGCAGATATGTATCTGTCCATTGGGGAACCCTCTGTAACGTCCTGTACAGCGGTGCCAGTTTCTACTTCATGATCAATGCTTTGTGTTTCAGTTTTTTGTCTTGGGAAGTAAGACTCTTTGATTGTGTTAAGCTTTTCAGAATAACCTTCTTCATTTGAGTACTCTACATCTTGAGCCAAAGTTTGAAACTTTTCAATTTCGGTTTCAGTTAAGTCCGATGAAACATCGTTCATAACTTTTTCTTTAATCAAAGATGAATTAGATTCTTTCGCTTCAACTACTTGTTGAATTGTTTCTTCTAATTTTTTCTCTAACTTAGAAATTTTATCTGCCTGATCTTCAAGTACATCGTACTTTTCGTTAGGCACATCGATATAATGATCTTCAAACAATGTTTTTAGACCAGAGATAAAATCTTCAGCGATCTCGCCTTTAAGTCCTCTTTCAAGGGCAAGTTCGTTTTCTTTCATCCACTCTTCTACAACATAGTTTAAATAGTTATCGACTTTTTCTGTTAAAGAATTTCTGTTTTCAGTTTGAGCTTCAATCAACTCAGAAGCATATTCATCTTCAAGTCTTTTGATCTCTGATCTGATTTTAGATTTAACGGCAGTTTCAAAAATTGTAGCTGCTTTAGATTTAAAGTCTTCCGATAGATTTGAGTCAGAATTTAAAAGAGCATCTACATGTTCTTTAACATCTACTGATTTTAGTCTTTCTTCCGTCTTAGCATCTTTTTCTATATTTTGTTCTTCAGACTTTTTAGACATTTTGCCCATCATTTCTTTCATCTTCATAGCATTCATTTTTTTCATGCCATCAGACATTTCTCTGAACATTTCGTCTTTAGTCTTATTCATAGAAGCCTTCATGTAAGAAGCATACAACTCAGACATTTCATCTTTTTTCATAGACTTCATTGCCTTCATCATTTGACCTTGCATTTCTTCAATGTCAACTACTTCTTCTTTTTGTTCTTCTTTGTCTTCTTCTTTAGAATCTTTAGAATCTAAGGACTCTTTTTTCTCGTCCTCTTTTTCTTCTTCTTCTTTAAGTTTAGGTGTTGCCTCAGGTTTACCTTCACCTTTTTGAGGTGCTTGACCTGAAACTTCTTTAGCCTTTGCAACGACTTTCTTGACAGGAGCATCTGCTTGGTCACCTTTGACTACTGCATCGCCCGTATCTTGAACTTCGCCCTCTGGCTTCTTGTCCATTGGTTCAGGTGCCATCGCACCTTTTTTAGGAGCATCAGCACCATTGGCTTCTTCTAATTCAGCCAAAACTTCCGCTTCTAATTCCTCAATGGTTTTGTCTAATTCATTAGCCATGGGGATTTCTCCTTTTTCTGTTAATATTAACAATTATTTATATACATTTATTTATAAAACATAGAATTTACACGGGTAAATTCATCCGCTGATAAACAACTGTCCTTTTTTTCTCTAGTTTTGTGGAGGTGTCAACAAGGTTATTTTCGTATTCAATTTCTTGATTAGAGAATACTGTCATGTTTGTTGTGACCAACACATTACTAAAAAACTTTTCATAGTCCGTTGTCATCTTTTCTCTAACCTTCTCAGGTAATCCAATATAAGACCACATTTTTATAAAGATTGTAGGTAAAACCTTCATCTTTCCTTTTAGTGTGTCTATATTAGAGAAGACAACATCGTACTTTTCGTCAACAACATCATACCGATCTAAACTTCGCCTCGTAAAGATGTATTCCCCATTATAATTAAATCTTTGGATATACTCTTGATGTTTCTTTTCAAGATCAAATCCACGCCAAGTTTTTGCCTCATCAATATTTTTGGCATACTTAACGTCATTATCATATTGTGCTAGGAAGAAATCTAAATTAGACATTCCCCCCAAACTCAAAACTTTTTTTACATTATGATTACGAAATATAGTATTTAATATTTCAACTTCGTAAATCCCATAATGATGGTAATCTTCTTTCTCACGATATGGTTTCGGTATACGAGTTAAATCGTCAAACCATTTATACATAATATACTTACCTGTAGCTCTATAGTTTATTTATAAAACTATATTATAACTGTTTCAAAAATTTTGCAAATTCTAAACTAGATTCTAAATCTTGTTTATACTTTGCTCTTTCTTCAATTCTTGCTTTTGCTTCTGCAACATGTGACTCAACTAGTGACCCGTGATCCCAAACCCATTCTTTACCTTCCATGATGCCCTCTACGAAAGCACTTGGTGCTGATGGGTCTGCAACAATATCACCTGCTGTTGCTAGTTTGAAATCTGATCTGACATAGTTTGCACCACCTTTGTTTTCTAAAGAACCCATTCCTCTAGATGAAACTCCTAGTGTTGCACCTTCGTCCATTAAACTTTTAACAATCTTACCCATTGGTGTGTCCATGATTTTTGCCTCACCAATAATATTATCACCTTCTTCTTTAAGTGATGTAATCATATGTGAAACTCTATCTAAGTTTACTGTTGGACCTTCTGGGTGTCCTAACTCACCAAATGCTCTATTCTTTTGAATAAATTCTTTGTTGTAAGCTTTAACTTCTTTTACTAAAACTTCTTTTGGATATACTCTACCATTTCTGTTTTTAATATTAGATTGCATAAAGATACCTTTAATCTTATAATCTTTTTTGCCATTTTTTTCTTCAATTAAAAAGTTATTTGTTGTAAAGTCTTGCGCTTCTGTAATTAGTTTAACTGTTTGCATCTTACGTTATATTATCGAAACCCGATACCTTTCTACAATGTAAAATGACTGTACCAACTGAAGCAGACGAATTTGTTAAAAGGATGTCACCTGTAACACCCGAACCTGCGTTGTTTGATATAGACGGAAGATGTTGAGCACCTCCGTTGATTGCGCCATTTCCGTTTAATGATAATGCAACTACGTTTGATGTTGCATCAAATAAAATGTCTGTTTGTGAACCTGTTGTCCATGTACATGATACTATTGATAACCTTGGGTCAGTAGAAGCTCCTGCTAATGCAGAGGCGTCAACAATACTTGCAGTTGAATTTGTACCTGTTGTAGTGACTTTGACTACATGTTCAAAATCTGAATCTTTTAATGTTTGTTTTACTACTGCCATTTTCTATTCCTTAACTCATAAAGTCAGACGCTTCTTTTTCAAAATAATCATAGAGTTTGCTTTCTGGTACTCTATGTCGTTTTGCAACATCTGTTATTGTTTTCTCAAAATTATTTAGGAAATTTGAACCCTTAGAATCCATTTTTTTGAATAAATCATCAATCGCTTTCTTCATTTTAGGCGATTGTTTTCTATATTCTCTAGATTTCTTGTACTCATCACCTTCGAATATCGATGAATGTAAGTCTTCAAATCTCAATTTACTACTCCTCGCTTGTTTCGGCTGGAGTCGCATCAATGTGATTGTTTACTAAACCTCTTGCAACTTCAATCTTTTTATCTTCGATTGCATCTGCAATTTTAGTTTTCATTGTTTCTTTAAACGCATCTTCAGCATCTAACGATGAACCTTTTGCCAATGCATCTACTATTTTTTCTGAACTCATAATAATCTCCTTAATTATGTATTATTTATATCGTCAGCATCAGGCCCATCGCCTGTTGCTTGATCTGGTGTTTGTGCAGGTTCTGGTGCAACTAATGGTGCTCCACCAAATGAAGGTACTCTTGTAATACCATCTGTTTGAGGAACATCTATTCCACCGTCATCTACATCTGCACCTGACTCACGTTTCATTTGTGCTTGCATTTCTTTAACTTCAAAGTCTGTCATTCTTAATACTTGTTTGTAAACAAACTCTTTACTAAAGAAAGTACCTATGTAGTTTTCAACTGAACCTAACATATTAATTCTATCATTCAATAATTCTTGCGCTTTTAATTCTGCAAAGTGACCATCTTTTAAGAAGTCAAATTGAATGTGTTCTTTAATCTTTGGCCACTCTTCAACATTAATAACACCTTTTAAAACTAATTGTGTTCTTAACATATCTAAGAATAGTGGTACAAATTTCTTTCTAAGTCTTTGGATAAACTTAGTAAATTTTAATTCGTCTCTTGTAATCTCTGTTGATCTTCCTAGTGAGAATGATTGCTCTGCTTCTAATCTTGAAATAGGAACATTCAACGATCTGTAAAGTTTTCTTTGGAAGTAAGTAATATCATCTATCTCACCTAAGTTAGAACCACCAGGTAAAGTTGTGATCTCTGTTCCTCTGCCACCTTCTCTTCTAGGTAACCAAAAATCTTCAAGCATTGACATATGATTTCTATCGTCTCTGATCTCACCTGTCTTTGCATCGTAAACAAGTTTGTTTCTGTATCTATTCATTACATCTTTTAGATACTGCTCTGCTTTGATCTTAGGTAAATTACCTACATCAATATAGAAAATTCTTCTTTCTGGTGCTCTTGAAATTCTGTAAATAACTAAACTGTCTTCAATCATTCTTAATTGATTGACAGGTTTAATTGCTTTATGTAAATAAGATAGTACTTGATTTTTGTTTGCGTCAATCAAACCAGACGGACAATATGTGATAGAGTCATCTGCAATCTTTAGACCTTGGTTCATCATACCTTTCAACATCTTCTCATTGTAAAGATAATAATCTTGTTCTTGTTTAACTAAGACTGAACCTTGAGGCCCTGGTACTTTCTGTACTGCTTTTACTTTTCTAATTTTTCTAGGGTCAATGTATCTTACTTCTTGAATACCTAGTTTAGGGTTTTTTGAATCAATAACTTTATGATAAAATAATCTTCCGTCAACATACCATCTTCTAAAGATGTCGTGACCTTTAGTATCAAATTCAAGTAATGAGAGAACATCGTCAAATGCTTCTCTCATACTTTTTTTAATTTTTTCTGAATATTCTAGATTGTCTAATACTATATCAACAGATTTATCTCTTTCATCTGAAACGATTGCCTCGTTTACAATATCTTCAATTGCACTATCACACTCTGGTTGTTGTCCAATGTCTCTATATCGTCTGATTAAATCAAGATCGTTTCGATCTCTTCCGTCAATATCAAGTACCTGAGCAAAATGTCCACCACCCGATATTTCGACTGTGCCGTCATCGGGTGATTTTTGGACAAATCTGTCTTCTGGTGCTGTATCTTTTATTCTTTCGAATTTAAATCCGAATAGCTCTGCCATAATATACTCCTACTAGTATTTTTTTTAACTATTTAGTAGATCGCTTAGAAGTTAACACCACTTGCTTCAAAGTGTTGGTATCTCCAAGTTACCTCAAACTCTTCAATTGCATTTGTTGTTTCGTAAGCAACATCAATTTGACCTAGTGTCAAAGGGTATGCATTTCTGAAGATGTAAGTTTTCAAAGTTGTATCGTCTCTGTCTAATTGTTCAATCGTTAAGTCTGATTGATATTCAGCAGAAGCGATAACACCAGTGTTATTCGCTAGATCATTAATACCGTTCATCCACAATTCCATTGCGTTTCTGATATTAAAGTCTGTATCATTAATGAACGTTGAAGTCCAAGTTTCAAACTCTCTGTCCCCAGCGATGTAGATATTTCTACCTCTAAAAGGTACAGGGATTTCGCCAAGTGTTTGACCTGGCAAGTTTGAAGATTTACATAAGAATGATGCGTTTCTAACATTCAATCCTGTAGCGATACCAGAAGGTGGTGTAATAGTAACTCTGAACTGATTGGGTCTTGCACCACCACCAGCTAGATTTGCTTTAAAGTCATCTATGTTTGCCATGATTACGCTCCTCCTACTTCACTAAAGGCAACACCTGTTCGTGTCGCAATGAAGTTTAGTGTTATAAAGTTGATACTTCTTGCAGGTTTAACATAAACATCTGCAACAAATTCATTTCTATCAACAACTTCGCCTGTGTTATTTGTTCCGTCACATACAACTTGGAAAGAGTCAATTCCTCTTCTTCCTTGTATGTCTCTTAAAAACGGCTCTACCAAGTTTTTGAATTGCGCTCTAGTAAATGCATCGTTAAATTCAAACAATTGAAATTTAGATGCTGTACTAATCGCTTTTTCAAGAACGATAAACAGTCTTCTAACGTTTATTCTATCAAATGCACTTGGAGTTGTCAAGGCAGTTTTGTCACCAAATAGGGTAACACCTTGGCCTGGAAAATTAACTACTGGGTTAACTCTCGCTGCGTATAAGTCGTCTCTTTGTGATTGATTTGGATTGTAAGAAAGTTTTACTGCACCTCTGATTGTTCCTCTATTGAAACCTGCAGGTGAGAAAAATACATCAGCAATATCATCTGTTCTAGCACATAATCCAGCAATATCACCTGAAAGTGGTATATATCTGTAAACATCATTGTATCTGTCGTACATATATTTGTATCCACTATCTAGTACTGCGTAAGATGAACTTGGAAGTGTAGCAGCTGCATTTTTAACATTAGTTGTTTGAGTTGCAGGGTCTGCTACTCCAACAGTTGCCGCTCTGTGTGGCGATATAAATGCCATACAGTCTAATCTAGCTGACGCAAGATCGATCAACATTGTTCCGTGTGTATCATAGTTTGCTTGTGTGTCAGCTGCGATTGATGAAGAACCACCGATGATTAAGTTAACATCTACTGATTCTGCGTCTGCAAATTTATTATATGCAATTGAGATTTCCCCATTTGTTAATGAGTAATCATCTGTTCCACCTGTTAATGAATCTACTACTGGTGAATCTACTGCTGTAAATGCTGTACCTGTAGATATATCTGTTCCCCAATTTGAACCTGATGATGTGTGATCAGTCCAATATACGTTTGTTGATTGAGAAAAGATAACATCTGGGTAGTAGTTTGAATTACCTTGTGGTGTTTTTGCACTTGGGTGTTTAGAAACTTGTGCGTAAGTTTCAAGAACTCCTTTTGTTCTTTGACCTGCAACATCAACATCAAATCCTGTGATGTTTCCTGTTGTGTCATACACTACAATGTGCATTTCGTCTGCTGTTCCTTTACCATTTTCAGTGGCGTAAGGTGATGTACCTGGTGCTCTATCAAAAAGATCATGAAATCTCCACTTTCTTTTGATGTATGAGTTATCAGGTATAATGTTTTGTACACCTGCACCGTTAGGGTCGTCTTTTAATCTTATTGTTAAATCGTTTGTTGAAATAGCAGTTACTTCGTATTCGTTTCCTGTTTCGCCTGTGACAGGTGTTGTACCTGCTGAGTCTGAAAAGAAAGAAATCATATCGCCAACGTTAATTACGTTGTTAGCTAAATCTGCATCATCAACTGCGATTGTTGTAGCGCCTACTGCGTCTTCGCCAACTGTTAAGTTGCTTGCAGATAAAACTTGTTCGTATGCTGTTGCAGTAGCACAGATAGCAACTCCGATTGAGTTACCCCATGTTCCTGCTGATCTTGCAGCCCATTCGCCATGCGAACCTTGGCCTGCTCTGAATGATTGTTCGTAATGATCATCATCCCTAATTAATATTCCGCTGTTTGCTCCTGCGTTAACAATAGCTGATTCTGCTCTTACCATTCTTAGTGTGTTTCCATATTGTAGGAAACTAGCAGCTGCTAACCAGTTTTCAAAGTTATTAGAATTTGGTTTTCCAAACTTAGAAACTAGATCACCTTCTGAAGTGACTGTCTGTATAGAACCAACAGGACCTTTTTCAAATGCACCTGCGATAGCACCAATAGATGTTGCAACAGCTGGAACTACATTTGTTAAATCGACTTCATTTACCTGTACACCAGGTGATACTAAAAATGCCATCGTTGTTCTCCTTGTTAGTATTGTAATATTATTCGAATAATACTTGTTTTATACATGTATTTATAGAAATAAACATTTCTACAATCGTTTTTTATATGCCATAGTATTTATAAATACTAATATGCAGACTCATTATGAAAAATATAAGGAAACTATCAAAAAAGTCGCTAGAAGAAATTACTCTAAAAGAGTTTCTTGGGTAAACAAACATCTTGATACATCGTCTTGTTGCAATTGTGGGGAGTCTGAAACTATCTGTTTGAAGTTTCATCCACATGACGCTGAAATAAGAAAAAAATCTAAAGTGACAGGAATTAATACAGAAGCGAGAGAGGAAATCGTTAAATTGATTGAAAATTCTAAAGTTATCTGTCATAATTGTTGGATTAAGTTAGATAATGATCTAATTGAGTTGATATAATCTCTTTAGTCTTTAATGTCATCACACCCGTTATCACTAACATAGGTCTAGGATATAAACTTGCATTGGCTGTCGCATGGGGTATATTCATCCAATCAAATTTGTGAATATCACCTGCTTTCCAATTAGTATAAGTTTGATTTCCATATATTATGAATTGACCTGGTTGCCAATCTTCTAACATAACCATAATTCTTATTACATCGTTTGCACTTCCAAATGGATTTAAATCATATAGTTTATCTATATGCATATTCAATACATCACCTGTAAACTGAATATGTAATTTTGCTTTTACATCTTTCTTTAATTCAAAGAAGTCTATCATCTTTTGAATAGTAGGACATTTACTAAAATCTGTTAGACCTCTGTATATTGTCATCTTAGGGTTTGCACCTGCTTTAATTAAATCATATTCCTCAGATTCAATATCATTATTTGGTCTATCTGCAGCTGCTCTTCTATTACCCCAATTAATTTTTTCAACACAACCAAGAGCAAACTCTAAATCTTTTTTCCAATCGCCACGAAATTTACCTAATGATTGTATGTTAGTTGTATCAATAATTGATGTACTAAAATGATATTTACTTCTTTTCTTTGCTTCTTCCCAATTACTTATAGACATATACTTGAATATCCTTTTTCTTGTAGTCGTGTTTCTCACCTGAATATTGTATTTCTAATTCTTTTGCTAATTCTCCATTGTCTTTAACTTTTTTAATTCTGTTCCAATTGTTTTTACAAAACTCCATAATTTCTTTATTCTGTTCTTGAATATGAAACCACATACTTGATAAATTTTCATAGTAAGTATATTTTGGATATGTGATATTAAACTCACCACAATGTTTCCACCAATCATAGCATTCTATATCATTTCTATATACCATGACAATAGGATGTTTATGTTTTTTTAATTCGTCTAACTCATACGCAAAACAATGAGATTTAATAATCCTTTTCCCTTTGCCAGAGAAAGGTAAATCCCATTGATCACGTTGATTCCCAAATTCCATGCCTGGGTCGTAATAGGCGCCTGTGTGCATTAATTGTTTTTCGCCAGGTGTATCTGCATCATGATAATACATTCTTTCGTCTGTATAATCAGTATGATCTATATCATCTGACCAATAAATGTTCTTAACGACACTACTCCATTTAGAGCCTGGGGCGCCTGTTACAAGTATATACATTTACTTAGTTAACTCTTCTTTGTAAATTGCGTTATACCCTAGTTGATTTTTACCAAAATCAGATAGTGTTTTCAAAGCACCTGGTGTAATAAGTGACTTCAATATCTCTACTGTTTTATCACCTTCTGCACCAACACGCCATTGATACTTTCCAACTTTCTTTTCAATAGCAGCTACAGACTCTGGGTCGTTAGCCATTTTGACTAATGCATCTACTAATTTTTGTTTGTTTGGATTGCCTGCATTTACCCAAAATGCTTTTTGGATTGAGTCTCTCCATGACTTAACAAGTTTATATGCATCGTAGAAATCACCTGATGGTTCTACACCCCAAGTTTCTTTATACAATTGTTCGAATGTTGGTTCTGTAAAGTTAGGGTCATTATCATGATCACCTGTTTCCATGTTTAGAATACCATGATGAAACCATGTGTATGCTTGTCCTTTTTCAATCAAAGGCATTACATGTTTTTTATATGCAGCTGGATTTTCTCTAGTTGCGTTTAAATCTCCACGCATGAACGCAAGTCTTCTTTCGCCACCAGACATTCCTTTTACCCAAATGATTTGATTTTTAAATACTTCGTTAGGGTCTTCATTTGGCCCTGCGAGTAATTGAACGATTGCCATAATTTCAGGTGTCATACCTGAACCAGCTGAGAATGCAATCTGTTTTGAGTTTGCATTTACATTTTCGTTTGCACCTACAATGATATTAAGGTTCATGTGTCCTACGGACTCCCATTCAAAATAATTGTAAGTTACGGGTTCTAAAATAAATGATATACCATTCCCACCATGAGAAACAAGAATTGTCTTATCGTCAAATCTTAATTCTTCATGAAATTTATTTGGGCCTGCTTGATCTCTCGAGCCTGGCATATATTTTAAGTTGATTTTTTCCCCCAAATGTTTTTCCCATTCAGCCACAACGATTTGTGCCCATACAGATGTACCACCAGATGGTTTTTGAGGAACTATTAAAGTGTAGTCAGCTCTCACCGATGAAGTCATCATTATAAAAGCAACTGCAAATGTTGTCAATAGTCTAAGCATAGTTTAATTTACTCCTAGTTGTTAACGACCAATATGTTATTACGATTGTTGATAACACGATAAACAAGAATATTGGTCTTGTAATTAAATCTTGTACCGTGTGTAAAGAGGTTAATTGATAAGTGAGATTATATATTCTATCACTTAACAAAAAACCAATTAGTAACGCAGGTCTGCTAAATTTATATTGTTTTGCAACAATACCTAAGATACTAAAAATTGTTAATACTGCAAGGTCTTCCCAACCACCTGTATATTGTAAAGTTGCCCAAATAATAACTGCAACGATAATAGGGAAGTAGTATGCGTATGGAATCTTTGCAACCCATCCAGCGTAATACGCCAAGACATAACAGATCACAGCAGTAATCGCTGTTCCTAATAAAAATGCAAATGCCATACTATCAAATAATTTGTCATCATAAAACGTATCTGGTGAACCTAAGTCAATTCCTAGATACAAAAATAATCCCATAAGGATAGCTGCAAATGGAGCTCCTGGTATTCCAAATAAAACAGTAGGAATAAATGAAGATGCTTTTTGTGAATTGTTAGCACCCTCTGCCCCAATAACACCTCTGACATTTCCACCACCAAAATCTTCTTTTGGATTTGATGCTACAGTTGACCCGTATGATAACCAATCTGCTATCGCTCCACCTAATCCTGGCAGTAATCCAATACCTGAACCTATAAGTCCACCTCGAATACTATCTTTCCAACATCTAAGTGTATCTTTCATTCCTTGTTTAATTTGTCGCCATCCACCTGTGTACTGATATTCTACGCTATCAGTTGCGTTTCTAGTTTTCCAACTAGATAGTAATTCTGGTACTGCGAATAGACCTGCAACAAAAGGAAGTATCTGAATACTATCTTCTAAGTAAGACCATCCTAATGTAAATCTAGCAACATTGTTTGCGTCCATACCAACTAGTCCTAATGTAATTCCTAAACCAATTGCAATTAAACTTCTAATGTAATAAGTGTTTGAAACAAATCCTACTGTAACAAATGAAAGTATTACTAATGACCACAATTCTGGTATACCCATGTACATAACAATGTTTGTATAATATGGTAAAAATAAAAATGTCAATGACCCAAATATTAATCCGTTTAATGTTGATGAAGTAATCGCAGCAGATAATGCTCTCGTTGCCTCTCCGTTTTGTGCCATGGGAAATCCGTCAACCATTGTTGCGGCCGCAGAGTTTGCCCCTGGTATTCCTAACAACACTCCACTAAAGGAGTCACCTGTTGTTGATGATGCCACTACGGCAACACAAAAGATAACACCAAGATAAGGGTCACCTGCAAAGTATGGCATAAATCCAAACAATGTAATTAATCCTGTTGTTGCACCTGCAGCTGGAATGATACCTATAATTAATCCGTATAAAATTCCAAATAGTAAAAATAGTAATTCCATTTATTGTCTTACCCACTCTGCATATAATCTATTGCCATTATCCTGTGCATATTCTTTTAATTCAAAATCATACTTATCACAATAATGTGTATTCCATTTTAAAGACCATGGGAAGAAAACTATATCCTCAACACCTTGCCATGGGTGATCACTCAACCCAGGGTTTTGTCTCCAATAAACTATATCGTTCTTTTTTGTAATATCATATAAATGTTTTATCTGTTTGTCAAGAACTTTTTTGGTTCCAAAGTTAAGACTTCCTAATGCGAGAAATACGTCAAATTGTTTATGTGGTTTGTAATCTTCAAATGCAATCTCTTGATCTGAATTACTATTATGTGGGTCTATTCCATATAAATTAGGAAAGTGTGGTTTAAGTAAATTGTAACCACATCCTATATCTAGTATATGTGCGTCTTTGTCTATCTTATCTAATAACTGCCAACCAGAATATTTAAACTTATCGTAGTTTGGTCGCCAGTTATTTCGAAAGTATGAGTCTATCGAAGTCATTAATATAATCTTTCCATTTATCTATAGGGTTCACATCAAGGAACTTTATCAAACTATAGTAGGTTTCATCGTCTTTGTCAAGTAAATTATTGATCTCTAGCTGATAATTTAATTTATGTTTTGGCAAATTATCTTTCATGTAATTTTTTTTCCAAATTGTTTCGTGATACTCTTTCCAATTATCTTTAAACTTTAAATTTTCTTTCCAAAGCTCATGTCTTTTTATATACAAATCTTTATATTTTGAAAATGGACTTAATATTACAAAAACTATTTTATGATCTGTTTCTCTTATTAAATTATAATTGGTGTAATCCCACTTAAATGGTTTGCCATCTATTATTGAACCATCTTCTAACCAATTTGCACCAACACAACTATGACTTGCAGGTACGTTTAAATCAGAAACGTATTTGTAACATTGCCTTAAATCTGAATTTGAAATCTTTTCAAACTCTTTAATAAAATCATTTGTAGTTTTTACATTGTTTAAACAAACTTTATTGTTATCTATTTTTAATTTTAAAAACTTTTCATATAATGTTTCTGTTTCAAATGGAAGTTTTTGAAATCCATTATGTTCGGCAATAAAATACCTTAACCAATCTCCAAAAGTCCCAGCAGTGTAATCAACTAAAACATGATTCATTAAAGTATCCTATCATTAAATTCATCAATATAATCTTTCCAATTAGGAAGTGGTTTTACATTTAAAAACTCTGTTAGTTTTGTATATAATTCTTCATCATATTCAAACAATTCATTTATCTCCAATTCAAAATTTAATTCATGTTTAGGATATTCTTTATTTACATAATTATACAACCATGTTTTTTTATGTTCTTTTTCTAAGTCTGTTTTTTTCTTTTTAGCATCTTCTCTATATCTCATCATATATGGTTTCTCATATTTTGAGAATGGACTTAATGAAACAAAAATTATAAGATGATCTAAATTTTTTCTAACAATATCGTAATACTGAAAGTCTATATCTTCTATTTTAGTCCAATCAGAACCAACAAGTGTGTGTCCTTGACCAATTAGTTTTGGTGCATCGGCAGACTTCCATACTTGTCTGTACTTATCGTAATTTGGTGCTTGTTTTTTAAACTCTTCTATAAGATCATCACCAGTTTTAATATGTGTAAATGGTATTTGTTTAAGTGGTCTTATAGGATAATGTGGTGTAGTAAAGTTTATGTGACCAACATAGTTAATATACACACCTTCTCTACCATACTCTTCAAACTTTTCAAACCCATCATGCTCTGCTATAAAGTATCTTAACCAATCTCCAAATGCACCTGCAGAATAATCTACATATACATGTTTACCAATCTGTCTCATAGTCTCTCACTTTCACAGGTTTCCATGTCGACCCATATTCATCAAACTCTGGGTCATCTAATCCATTATCCATAAATCCAAATGGTGCCATTTCGTTTTCCATTTGATTTTGATTTTCTTGTAACATATTTGCTCTGATATTTACATCTGTTAATTCTTTAAAATATTTCTGGTCCATTGCCCAACACATTAAAACAATACACATAACTAAATCATCGTTAGAACCTGTATCTGCTTCAAACTGATTTCCTTTTACAATAAATGTAGATAATTCATTTATTATATCAAAGTCTTCTACTATAATTTTATCATTCTCAATTACTTGTTTCATATTAGAACAACCAATCTTCTTAACTGCTTTTGTTGTTCTAACTCCTAACTGTCCTTTAGTACCAGAAAACCCACCACCCATGATTTGTCCAGCACGACCACGCATATAACACATTACAATATTATCATATTCTAATTCAAAGTGTAGTGTGTCTGCTACTTGTTGTCCTATATCATTTACTTCCGTTAATACAAATGCATGATTATATGCTCTTGCTACTGCGTTAATTTTATTTGGAAATAACAATGGTTTTATTTCATTGTCTTTAAATACTGCAACAATTTTGTATGGAACTGTTGTAACATCAAAACAAATAAATGCTGAGTTATCGTTTTGTGTTCCTCTTGCAACATCGGCAGTAATAAAATATGTATGATCTTTTATTGGTTTCTCATATACTTTTAATCCACCTGCTTGTTCTATTGGATTTTTGTAAGATAACAATCTTAATTTAGAACCATTGATAAGAGTATTTGCAGAACCTAAAAACTCACACTCAAACTCTGAGGCAAACTGTTGTTCACTAGTGTTTGCGATTGTTTCTTTTTTCCACGCTTCATCACGACCAGGTACTTCCGTCCAATGTACCTCAATAGGAATATAACTGTTTCGTTTGTGTGTAGCATCATTCCATAACTTGTAAAACATATTCATACCCATAGGTGTAGATACAATAATTACTTTTGTAGATTGACCAGAAGAAATTGTAGGATACACTGAACTAAAAAATTGCTCTGCAACAGTGGCAGGTACGAATGCAAACTCATCAAGGAATATAATATTAAATGAACTACCCCGAACTGCTGATGCAGAGGTTGATGCTGCAAGTATCTTACTTCCGTTCTCTAATTCAAGAGAACCTTTGTTCCATGATAGAACACCTTGTTGTAACCACTTAGGAAGATTTTCATATGCAAGTTGTAATCTGCCTAACAAGTCTCTTGCAGTTGCAGCCTTGTTGGCGAGAATTGCAATGTTTTTATTTTCATTAAACAATGCATAGTGTAAAAGATATGACACCATAATTGTTGACTTACCAGACTGTCTAGGAAGTTTACAAATTGTAAATCTGTTTTTATGGAATGTACCTAACATGTCTTTTTGAAAGTTGTACATTTTAAAAGGAACAAGTCCTTTATCTAGAGATACAATCTTAATATAATTTTCCACAAAGTATTGTGGGTCTTCCATACATTTTTGTATTTCTAAGACTTGATCTTTGGTAAATTCTAATTCTTGATTTGCTTTTTTAAGTAATGGATTACCTAGATAATGTTCGTCTCTTGCACTCATATTATTTTTCTACTTCCATTGTCTTACCATCAATTCTACCCTTTACTATTCTAGTTGGGTTTCTTAATGTTGTTGTACATTTCTTTTTACAATAACTAGGACATTTATCAGTATATAAGTTATCGTAAAATGTTTGCCATGTTTCACTATTAATAATATCTTCTACTTTGTTATGTCTAATATTTAGTTGTTCATTTTGTAACGCTTTATATTCGGGGTCGTGAACCTGTTCTTCATCTAACCAACAACATGGATACATTTGTCCTGTGGCTGCTAAGTAGGGTGCTCTTTGTTGTGGGTCTTTTAAACACTTTGGTACAAATACTTTTTCTTCTTCTACTTCTTTTACTATTTCAACTGTGGGTGCAAGAAATTCATTAACTCTTGCAGTATGGTGTATTTCAATTTTTATTCCGTGATTATCTGCTAATCTTTTTGCAAAATCAATTTTATCTTCGTTATATTTAAATACTAGATACTGCCATATTACATTGATATTCATGTTTCTTGCTTTTAACATAACGTCAAATAGATATTCACCATCTTGATTTTCACGATACGCAAAACTTTGATATGGAAGACCATCTATTCCAAATACCCATACACAATTAGGATTTGCCTCAAATGCTTTCT